CCAGGTTGTTGAGTTGTTGCTGTAGTAATACTAGGTATACCAGCTTGTCTTGTAAGATCTGCTGCATAAGTTTTACCTAATGCCTCTACGTATTCTGGTGGTAAGTTTCTTGTTTCTGTTATACCGCCTGTTTGATAACCTACTCTTCCGCCTATTGCTCTATTTTCTTTTTTCAATGCTAAATCATCTGGTGGGGGCGCTGCAAAAAACGGTCCTACGGGATAATTTTTCATAGGTCTTTCATATTTTCCATATATATCTGGATTTTTTTCTCTTAATTTAAATAATAAATCTTCTATAGCTCCACCTTCTTTTATTTTACTTTCATCAAAAGTGTACCCTACATCTCCTTTTTTAAAATTTTCTCCCATTTCAGATAAATCTAATTCAGTAACTCCACCTGATACATCATAACCTCTTTTCATAAGTTCTATAAACATTTCAGGAGTAGATCTTCCAGATTTTATAAGTCCTACAATCCTTTCAGTAGACATATTTCTTGGATCATTAGGGCTATCAGAAATAGTCGTATCTTCTTTTAAAATTTCGTCTAATTTAGTGCCATCTTGATAACCTACTCTTCCGCCTTGATTTAAATTAAATCTTTTCATAACCACATTAGCAGCTGTTTCGTTAGGGGTTGCATCTCTATATTTTTTGGGATTTAGACCTGTTTCGTTTGTGCCGTTTCTTAAATCTCTAGCTAATTCAACTTGTAATAATTGAATTTCTCTAAATTTTTTCATTTTTTCTTCATCACCTGAACTTTCATCTAACAAGTTATTTAGTTTTCCTAAAAAAATTTTAAAAAATCCCATTCTCTCAGCTTCAATTTTTTTAGCTTTTACATCATCTCTAGGACCTATCGTCATAATTTCAGTAAAGTCTCGTTCCTTAGCTTCAGCAGGAATCATATAATCTTGTCCGCCACCACCAGTTCTTTTTAAGAACATTTCCTCAAACCAGTTTCCGCCTTTACCTTCATCGTATATTCCTTCACTTTCAGATGCTCCTCTTAAACGACCTAATAAACCAGCTACTCCTCCTACTGGTGTTGACATTATTCGTTCTCTAGTATCTGGACCCATACTTTTTCTACCTCCCATATCTCCCACTTCCATACCTCTTGTTTCTCTTGGATCAATAATTTGAATATCATCTTCCTCAAAACTAGGAACTATAACTACTTGGCCATCTACCATTTTTAATTGTGTTGCCATTATACTGCTCTCTTTTCTAACTTTTTCATTGTATCATACATCCTTTGTGCTCCTTTTTCAATGCTACCACCGCCTGCTCCTCGTACCGCGTTAGCAGTCATTACGAATTCGTTTTTAGATAACATAGCTGGTACATCATCTGCTTTTTCTTTTATACCAACTGGTACAAATCCACCTTTGTCTCTGTAGTCTCTTTCCTTAACTCCTGCTTTATTTGTTCTCATAATACCTGTTGGCATACCGCCATCTTTAACATTGTATCTTGCAACAAATGCATTTCTGCCAGCATCATCTAATGCAGAATATGTTGGGTCAAATTTATAATAATTATCCATGTAAACTCTCATTTGCTTACCAACTACATCTTTTCTTGCAGCTAGATAATCTTCCATGGTTTCACCTGGCTCTTGTTCTCTAAACTCTCCTTGGAAGTAACTTGCTAATAAGGATGCTCCTGCTGTAACAGTTCCCGCTGCTAGTTGCGCTGCAACTCCTTTAGGTAATTTTTTAATTAATTTTTTTGCTGTTTTTGCTATTGATTTTTTTCCTGTTTCAAAACCTGCATCAGAAACTATTTCACCTTGATCTACTATTGGTTTTTGCTTATCAAATAAATTTCCTATTGCTTGTGTTCGTTCAGAACTTAATGGAGAAGTAAAACCACCTCTTAATCCACCACCCATTACTTGATCAGCTCCACCTAAAAATCTCGTACCAGCTCCAAATGCAGTTGTAGCAAGACCTTGTTTTAATGCATCGCTTAAACTACCTCTTTGATCAAACCTACCAATACCTCTCATCAATCCAGCAATGGCTGGATTAAACGGTGCAACGAATGGTGCAGCTTTAACTGCAATGTTTGCAATTTCATTAGGTATGAGATCTCTGACTTTATCTTTAAGTTTATCAATAATTCCAAAACCTGTTCTACTACCCATAGGTATACCTGTATAACCACCGCCACCAATAGTTCTTGAAGCGACATTCATAATTCCACCTTTATTACGTAACTGTCTTGGCATTTTTGCTCTGTTTATCATATGTCAATTGTTTTATTATATTAAAAAGGCAGGGATTGCACCTGAATTTACATTATTACTCGTTTTTCACAAGTAAATCAAGACTATGTTGTAACCTCTCTAGGCTTAGATTCTAAGGCTGAAAGGACTACATGAAGTCTATTGGCTGTTGCTGCAGTCACTTTTAATATTTCACTTTCTTCTAATACTAAAGGGGCTGATAATAATTCTGTTGTTGCATTTGCTGATATTGATTTAGTCTTAAAAAGACTAAAAACGTTGTCACTGGTATCTGTAATAGTCACTGTTATAGTATCTGCATTACCAGAGTCTTCTGATACCAATATAGATTTAATTACAGCTGTTGTAGCTGATGGCACTGTATATAATGTTGTAGCCGATGTAGATGTTAAATCTGCTTTTTTATTTACAAATGAATTAGCCAAAGAAAAAAGCCTCCACCTCTGATTCGTCTTTTAAATCTTGTTGATAAGTAGTGTTTAATTTTTGCACTATACTATCTACATCTCTTACAAAAGACTGTTGAGTTTGTTGATTATATTCTACGTTTGGTTGTGTTAATGATTGTACTATTCTTGCCATTATCTTCTTCCATCTGGTTGATAATCAATTCTAAATGTACCTAGTTTCCAAAACTGACTTGTACTCGTGTTATCTATTTTTAATGATATTGATCTAGCTCTAGCTCGTGTATCAATTTTTTGTGTACCACTTGTCACCGTAAACGGACCAAGTGTTGAACTAGCTGCTGTATCATTTGGAAAGTCTCTTAAGTTTAATGTTATTCTTGCATCTCCTGTTTGTGATAAAAAGTCAGGTATAACTCTTCTTATTTTCATCATAAACTCGCCATCACCAGCAAGTCCTTGTTGACCAATATCAAAATCTCCAGATTCAATTGATGCAGTGATTGCAGTCGTTGCACCTTCTTTAATTTGATTTAATCCTGTTTCGTGTTCATAATAAGTTGATGTACCATCACTATTACCAAAAATATAATTAACATCTGTTGTAGCAGTTGTACCATCTGAATCATATGCTGTTGCATGAGGTTTACCAAATACAGCTGAATCTTGCCACGCGCTTCTTGCCAATGTGCCTGTAGTCCACACAGGTCTTTGAGGAGACGAGTCTAAATAGTTATAGGTTACGACTCTGTTAACTGTACCAGAACCAGAGTTTGGATAAAACCACATAACCTCTCCGAACAAGTTATTTAGTCCTGCATTAATGTGTTGTTTAGGAATTGTATTAATGTCATCATAGACAAAGTCTTCAACTAAACATGGTAACGATTCTAATTTACCAGTATATCTAAAGAAACCATTTTCTGACATCCAGTAAGCTGCACCGTCAACCTCGACGGCTGCGTTTTGTCCAATTAATCCACAGTTCGTACCAACCTGTTGGAATGAAAAAGTAAATGGTGGGCCAACAAATCTCATGATAAACAATGCTGTATCAGTCCAAATGTAAATTGCATCTCTACCTCTAATAGCTCCTACAATTTTAGATCCATCTGCAAGTCTTTGTGTACCTGCAGTGTTAGTTGCTGATGGTGTATATGTATTAATATCTTCTTGAGAAGAAAATCTTATAAACATTTCATCTTGTGTAGAGGATGTACCAATGGTTGTTTCTGTACCAAAAAATATTAAGTGACGATCTGGTGTAGATACTAAACTAAACGCAGATGCAGTTGGAGCATTAGTTATAATTGTTGCTCTTGTATCTGTAGCACCTGTTGGATTTGAATTCCATTCAAAACTTTCACCTCCATTAATTGTTGCAATAAGTTTATTACCTAAATTATCTAACGACCATAAACCTGGTGCTGTTACAATGTCTCCAGATGCTGCAGCGTTCCATGCAAAATAATTAGATGCATCGGTTACTGTATCACCACTTGAGTGTGATGCAGCTGTCGTACCATTAGCACCTCTAGTTAATCCTGATAATGTTCCACCACTATTTGATGTGTATGTAATTAATTCGTTGTCTATAATAACAGTTCCTGATGATGCAAAAGAAGTTGAACTCGCCATAGTTAAAGATGTTACTGATGCATTAATGTCTGAAGATAATGTTGATGTAAACTGTCCTTGTTTTACACCACCCCATGATCCAAGTCCCCAACCAGTAGACGCAACCTCAACTGCTGGTCCAACTGGATAATAGTGTCTAACTCTAATACCACCAGATGTTGATGCACCTGATCCTGATTCATTTGAACCAACGTTAATAGTAAGTGTAGTATCTGTTGGAATACTAGTTACCATAAATTTATTATCGTTAAAGTTTGATGAATTAAAATTAGAATTAGTTATAGATGTAAAATTGTCTAATAGTATGATATCATACTGATTTATATTATGAGCAGATGAAAATGTTAAAGTTACAACTGCTGATCCATTAGTTGTAGAAAAAGCGCTTGTTAATGTTGTAGTTGCTTTAATTGGATGTATATCATAAAATATACCACCAGAGTATGCATATAAAATTCTATTTGTACCTAATGCTGCATACTTAATACCTGATGTATTTACAAAATGATGAATAGCTGTGTTACGTCCAGTAATATCAACTGAGCCTAATTGAGCCCAACCACCTATTTTTTCAGGTGATTGATACCTAAAACGAACATTGTCTCCTGAAACCCATTGACTCTCACCGCCTGTTGATGTGACTTGTTTGTTAAAACCTGGTGCAAACTTTACTTTTTGTAACATAAAAACCCATTATATTATTAATATTTTAAT